TGGCTTGTGACCTTTTGACCGGGAGGTCCGATAGCAGATGTTACAACCTGCCAATGGATTGTTTGGCCGATTTGACTATCACCTTGCATAATTTTTTCTGTATGACTCGCATGAAGTTTAACGTCTACTTGGTATTTAAGCGCACTACCTGACTTTTCTACTTTAGTTTTTTGCCGACCGAAAGAAGAAACGTTTGCCATTAAGTGAGTAATTCCTACTACGGTTACTTTATTAATTGGAAGAACGTTAGAGATTCTTCTACAAAACTTAGAAAGTACTTTCTGTACGGTCATCACCTGCTGGTCAGTTAAATTACCCGTTAATTCTGCATCACTAGAAAGTGCAGAAAAAGAATCTACAACACATATGGTTTGCGGTTGTGTATGAATAATTTGGTCAAAAATACTTAAATACTTTTCAGCAGATAAAATATTTCCCTGTGTTGATCCTACTATCTTAAATAGTTCGGGATCGGCTTTTAATTCTTTAATACCTTCCAGATCTCTTTTACGTAACCGACCTTCAATATTTCCATAATAAGTTTTTCTGTTAAGCTTTTGAGCGTTGGCACAGAAAGTTAGCGCGGTAACTGTTTTACCAACCTTTTCTGGTCCGGTCATAATAAATAACGAACCTTCAGGTACTCCTCCCCCTAGAGCAATATCCAGCTTAGGGCTTATAGAAATAATACTAAGTTCTTCATCTGTGATTGATGACGGATCATGTAACACGTCGCCATATTCTTTTACGATATCTTTACTCATTCCAAGTCCTCTAAGATAGATAGAATAGATTTTTTTTGATTATTAGTATCAAAAGATTTAGATTCTTTAAAATTATAATCCAATTCCACCGGTTCTATTGTAGGCGTATATTTATACTGATCAAGCTTTTCATGTACCCACTTAGGACGTAAACTTATAATATATTTATTGTCTCTTAGAAAGGCAATGATTTTATCTATAGTATGTATATTAATTAGTTTTGTTAAACTACGATTGTTAATTTGTTGTTGATAAAATTTTTGCCATGTAGTTAAATTAAGATCTTTAGTATAGAATCCGCGAGGAAGATCTTTTTTTTCCTTTAAAGCTTTATTTTCACATATTAACTCTACAATATACTGTCTACCAGTTACCCATGCAAACCCCTCTTCGTCAACGTTGGGAGAATATCTGGATGGATAACGCCTATCGTCTGATTTGTTTTTGGCCATAAGTTAATCGTGAATTTTATAAATCCATGGTGAACGTTCTTTCTTGGGCGGTGTACGATCTTTTAAAGTATCGTTTCGAGCTGAAGCAGCTTCTGTCATAACAGCAACGCCTTTATTACCAGATGCAGTTTTATTAATATATAACTGTTCGCGCACAGACTTAGACTTAATCTTATCAGATTCTTTTTGTATAACCGAAACTGAACGATCAAGCTGTATAGCCATGTCCTGTATACTAATATCCGAAGCTATCATTCCTTCAATACAAGCCTTTTCTACTTCTGTAATCTTACCCTTTTTCATAACAGCTCCCTTTCTGCATTGTGTAAATATGCAATATTCTTTGTTCTTAAAAAATCCCTATAAAATTCAAATGCGCGCTCTCCTATTTCCGTAAATCTCCACTCTAATCGACCGGCATGTCCTAGTCTGCGAGACGCCATACCTTCACTAAACATCCCAATAGGATTGTAAAGCCTACCATGCTTGCCACGTTTGCCATAATACTTGGTTCTTTGTCCGATAGTAACCTTTATTGCAAACGCATCAGGAGATTCTTGTGCGGTTTCAGCGTCCAGTTTAATACATGGATATTTGTCTTGTTCAAGATACTCTTCTTTACCTTTAACCGTGTAGACTACTTCTTTACGTTTGGGTTTCTTGGCAACCTTTTTTTTATTGATTACGTGAGTTTCTTTCTTCTTTTTTATAACTTTCTTTTTAGCCATATTCAAGCTCCCTTAGTCTTTTGTCCACTTTATACCATGGTCTGGTTTTTCCATACGACTCATACCTTGGGGCAATGGATTTCCCCCTTGTGTTTTCTTTGTTTTAAATCCTTGTCTCATATCTTCTAATTGAGTTTTTGTATATTTCGCACTTTGTTTTTCTGCATACTGACCTATGGTTTTACAGTCAGATAAACCTACAGAAACAAAAGTATCAATATTATCTTCAGAAAAATCCCTATGAAGAATTCCTCCACAAGATTCACACTTGATCGTTTTTAATTTATCAGAATATTCAGAAATCATACAGACTAAAGATGTATGATTTGAACAATTTTCGCAGATAAAAGTGTATTCCGGCATTTCAACTCCTTACTATATTATACTTCACTATTTCATGAGTAGAGGTAGCATAATAAAATTATTTGCATTGTAGCTAGACTAATTGCGACAGTTCTGGCATATTTATTTTTATAAAATTTTAAAAAATATATTGAAGCTATAACTACAAAGGTTCCTAATATCTTACAAAGAATAAATAATGATACGTCTCCATTATCCGCATGTAGCAACAATTTTCCTATAGGGTTTTGTTCCATTGCTGTCATAAAGTCACGGTTTTTACTTAACCAATAAATGTCTATGGCCGATATACATACTATTATGGTAGTACAAATATTTAATATTTTACTCATTTCTCTTTCTATATTTTATAATTACACACATTTTGACCATCCACATTGTGTGCATGTCACACATCCTTCTTGGCGTATTAAGCCCGTACTACTACACTCAGGACATGTTCCTTCTTCTTCCGTTCCATCTGGGATATACTTCTTTAACGCTCTTGCCATACTCTTAGCAAAACAGGTCATATCACCTCTGACTTTTTCAAGCTGTTGTACAACAGTGTGTATATCTGCTCCATGTCGTAACGATAAAGAGGTCATTCGTGTTAATGCGTCTTCTTCAGCACTACATGTAGCATTGATGGGGGAAAGTTCTAAACCATCTTCCAATATTGCTTTATACACACCTTTTGGTCTTCCAAGCTTTAAAACAATTCCGGTTTTTACTTTTTTATCGATAAATCCGTTTTTACCGGCGAATACCTCATAAGGTTCATCATCATACATACCGACTAGTACAAAATACTTTTCGCCTTTAACCGTAATGTGATATACTGCACATGGCAATTCTTTTGGTCTTTTGTCTGAGGTTAAAGGTCTGGTAGATTTCTTATCGAGCGAAGACGATTCAGACAGCACACTAGTCATTGTACCCGCACGATATGTTGTAAACCCTTTAATGCCATTCTCCCATGCCTTTTTATATACATTTTTGAAGTCGTTATAAGGATAATCATTAGGAAGGTTAATTGTTTTAGAAATTGCCGAGTCTACCCAGTTTGCAAACAGTGACATCGTGTCTACATGCGCCTGTACGTTTAGATCCATCGTACATGCGGCCCATCCAGCATCAGGGTTCCACTTGTTTATTTCTTTTAAATACGAAACCCCATAATCTTCAATCCATTCTTCTTTTAATAACCCTCTAGTCCTATCATATTTCCATGCTTTATCATTAAATTTTGTTGCTAAAAGATCTTCATCCCCTTCTTTAATCCAACCCCAATCTACCTCGTTATCTGGAATATCAGCTAAGTCAAATGTTTTATTGGACCAATCTATATTTTTTGGTATTGGCAAGCCATCTGGTGGCGAAGGTTGAATAGAAGTTCTAACATAACCATGCATAAACAAAGGTTCTAATCCACCGCTCACTAAATTCGCAAAACACGAACTATTACCGGTTGGTTGAATTGAAGTAACGTGAGAATTACGCATCCCATGCTGTTTTATTAAATTGATAGTGCCTCTATCCAACCTTTTTATAAACTGACTGTTGACATACCCCTCTTTGTCGTACAAAGGGAATGTGCCCTTCTCTTTGGCAAGTAATGCGGAGGCTTTATATGCCTCATTGGTAAAAAACTTCATTAGCTCATTTGTCATTTCTAAGGCTTTTTTACTGCCGTACTTCACATGTGCCATCAACAAAGCAGATCCGTAACCTAAAACACCTAGACCAACACGTCTTTTATCTTTTAAGTTTTCCTTTTGACGCTTTAACGGTACTTGGGTTTTATCGTTTACGTTATCCATAAAACGAATGGCTGTATGAATTGTTTCTTTTAATTCTTTATATTTCCATGATTTGTTTTCAGGGTCAATAAAATGTACTAGATTAATAGAGCCTAATAAACAAACCCCTCCAATAGGAAGTACCTGTTCGCCGCAAGGATTGGTGGCATTAATCCACTCACAATAGTTTAAATTATTCATCTTATTCATATGGTCAACAAACAATACGCCCGGCTCATTGCGATTGTAGGTATTGTCCATAATTAAGTTCCATAACTCTCTTGCGGAGTCAAACTCATGATATGTTATTAATGCGTCTTCTTCACCACAACTCTTAACCCAAGAATCTAGATCTCCATTCCAATCACTTTTATATTGAGATGTATATTTTTCATAGTTAGGAAAGACAAGCTTCCAAGGCATGTCCAGTTTTACCGCTCCCATAAACTCATCTGTACAAAGAACAGACATATTAAACTTAGATAGTCTGCCGGGAGTTTTTTTAGCTTCAATAAATTCTATTACGTCGGGATGCCAGCAACTCATCGTTACCATTTGTGCGCCCTTACGTATAAAATTCTTTTGGTCCTTACGAGCTTTTTTACCAGAACCAGAAGTAATAATTTCAGAAGACTTGTCCCATAGCTCCAGAAACTTGACAGCACCGGGAGATTGATTGCCAATACCACCAATATGAGAACCACATGGTCTTAGAGTATCAACACAAAAACCGTAACCACCTTCACTTTTGAGAATTTGAGCTTGTTTTAACAAAGCCCCATAGATACCTTCAATAGAATCTACATCTTTACCTTCAAAACCATCTACAAAACAATTAATATAAGTAGTACCTTTAAGACCAGTTCCAGCATTAGATGTAATACGTCCACCGGGAACGAATTTGAAATCTTCAAGAGCTGTATAAAACTTTTCTTCCCATTCTTCTTTATTTTCTTCTACAGATGATAAGTCTTTAGCTACCCTGCGCCAAGTGTCTTCAATACATGTATCATTCTTATATTTATATTTTTGTTCCCATGTTTCATGACTGAAGCTATTGGTAAACCTATCCGACATAGCCAACTCCTTTAATTTTGTAATTCAAATGTTGATAAATCATGTTCAAATAATTTTGTATTAGCATGTTTAAATAACCACCTTGCGGATGATTGATAATCTTTTTCTTTTAAACAATGTACTTCTTTGATACCCGCATTAATAATCGATCCAGTACACTGTATACATGGAACTCCACACCAACAAAACATAATTAAACCCTTAGCGGGAATAGGTAGCTTATTAAGTGCGTTTCTTTCTGCATGTTGACACGAACAAAGTTCTGATCTTTCTCCTGATGAATAGCCTAGAATTCGTCGAGGACACTCATTACATTCAGATAGAAATTTGTAAATATCTTTTGTGCCTTCGGTTGGTTGAACATTATGAATAAAGCTCATATGGTTTTTAAGATGTTTGGCATCGGCATACTTTTCAAATACACGCATTTGTTCAGTATCAGTTAGTTGAGGCCAAAAGAAATTTTTTAGAAACTTAGCTTCGTTACAATGAGGTGTGTTTTCAGGTGGGCCATTATATCCTGCACCCACAATTCCATTTGTCTTAGGGTCAACTACAATAACACCGACCTTTCTTGACAAACAAGGATTCTGGTCATTGGCAATTTCCTTTGCCAATTTCATATATTTCCTAATAAATTTTTCCTTAATCATTTAGCTTTATCTCGACGCTCTTTTTTTATATTTTTGTCTACACATGTACAGTATGTATAAACTTCTCGATTTTTAATACCTTTAATAAAATATTTTAGTCCTTCAGGAGGGATCTCCGACATAAAATATCCTCGACCTTCACACTGTCTACATTTTGTGTTATTATACAGTCGTGCTACCAAAGGGTCGAACGTAGATCGATAAAAAAATGGTCTTTTTTCTTCTGTGTTTGATTCCTTAGTCATATTACCAATCCTTTTCTATAGTAAATTGATACTGAAAAAGTGCCGAACGTGCTA